GGGCGGGCGTGCTGGCGGCTCCCGGCAGCACCTTCGGCATCGCGCCCGCGGTCGATCCCGCGCTCGCCGACACGGTCTACGGGCCGGAGGGCATCGCCGCACTCGAGGAGGGCGGCATCTACGGCGCGAGCGCAGGCGGCGAGGTCGAGCGGGTGGAGAAGCCCGTCATCCTGCAAACGTCGGACGGGCGCGTCTCGCCGGTCGCCCACTCGCGCGGCGCGCCGCCGCCCGAGCTGGTGCATCCGAAGCCGATGGGCCTGACCGAGGGCGAGGTGGTCGATGACCTCGATACGCTGGTGCCAGAGGGTAACGTGCTGCCCGGCGGCCAGGTGCCGCCGACCGGCGAGGAACCTGACGTGCCCGAGGTGGCGAGGCCGGTTCCGGTCAACGCGCCGTCGCAAAGCGCGCAGCAGACCGACCGCCCGACGCCGCCGGTTCCCGGCGCCTAACCCCTCGAAAGCGCAGGAGTCCCGCCCGTGATTACGCTCACGCAACTCATGGCAAACCCGCTGTTCTCGGTCTACTCGCTGACTGCGGCCATCAACCGGCTGCCGTATCAGCCCGCCGTCATCAGCGACATGGACCTCTACACGCCGCGTCCGCTGTTCACCACGGTTGCGCTGATCGAACGGCAGTTCAACACGCTGTCGCTGGTCCCCGATCAGCCTCGCGGCGCGCCGGGTGTCGCGAACGTCGCCGAGACCCGCGACATCGTGTCGATGCTGGTCCCGCACTTCCCGCTGGTCGACACGATCGCCGCGGACTCGCTGCTCGGCATCCGCACCTTCGGGAGCGACAACACGCTGCAAGGCGTCAACGACGCCGTCTCGGCGCGCATCGCCGCGATGGACCGCAAGCACGACATCACCCTGGAATGGCTGCGGCTCGGCGGCGTCAAGGGTGTCATCGTGACCGCGGTCAACCGCGATACCGGCGCGCCGCTGCGGCAGATGGACTTGTTCCATACCTTCAACGTCGATCCGAACCCCGTGCAGCAGTGGCCCATTGTGTGGGCGACGCCGCCGAAGGCCGACGACGCCTGGGCGTCGCCGATCCGCTCGCTGGTGTTCCAGATGATGACCAGCATCGCGCTCGAGCTTGGCGGCCAGACCTTCACCGACCTGTGCGCCATCTGCGGCCTCGACTTCTTCAACGCCATCGCGGTCGCGCCCGAGGTCCGCAGCACCTTCGTCAACACGCCGGCCGCCGCGCAACTGCGCACCACGCTATTCGGGATGTCGATCCCCTACGCCGGGTGCGAGTTCATCCCCTACATGGGTGGCGTCGGCAACATGGCGTTCGTCCCGCCGGACACCGCTTACTTCTTCCCGCGCGGCGTGCCGGACCTGTTCGTGGAGGCCTACGCGCCCGCCGACTACATGGAGACGGTCAACACCCTGGCGCTGCCGCGCTACGCCAAGCAGGAGCTAATGGAGTTCGACAAGGGCGTCATGGTGGAGACGCAGCAGAACGTGCTGCCGATCTGCACCCGGCCCAAGGTGCTGTGGACCGTGCAGGCGGTGCCGCATGTGGCGTCGGCTCTGGAAGCGCCGCCACCGCCGCCGCCTCCTGCGAACCGCGACCACCGGCAGCGCGCGGCGGCCTAAGTGTCCGGCTACGCGCCGGGCCTGCCGACCGACATCCTGCTGCCGTCGCTGCGGGATACGTGGGGCGAGTGGGCTTGGTGGTTCCGTCCCGATACCGAAACGCCGATCCCGATCAAGGGTCGGTTTCGGATCGACCCCGCCGAAGCCCCGCTCGGCTCCTCGTTGGCTCCCGGCGTCAACGCGGTGCAGACCTGGTTCTACTGCGCCGGCCTCGACGTGCCTTGCGCGGATCGCTGGCCGGGCATGTCCGACCTCCTGTTCATCCGCGACGAGTGGTGGGAGATCGTGCTGATCGACGCCGACGACATCGGCGAGTTGGGCTACCGGCTGTTGAAGGCGGCTGACCGTGACGGCGATCCAGCCGCTCCCGTTCCGGTCTAGGCTGCGCGCGGCGACGCGCGACCTCATCGCAGCAGGGATGCCGGTCTTCCGCGGCCAGGTGTTCAATGACCGGCACATCGCGTTGCGCCTGGACCAGCTTCCCGCCGTCCGCATCTACACCCACGAGGAAGCGCGCCAGTCGGTGCAGCCGGCGCACCAGATCGGTTACTACAGCGGCACGGTCAATCTCGCGGTGCAGATCGTCATGCAGGGCGCTGCCGACAGCGCGCTCGCCGACCGGCTTGACCAACTCTGCTTCGCCGTCGAAGTGCTGCTGTTCTCGTCTCCGGACTGGAAGTGCGGCGCGGGCGAGGGCACCGACAGCGTTACGACCATCATCGACGGCGACGACACCACGCAGGTCCGGCTCTCCACCGCGACCATCACCTTCGGCATCCGCTACGCCGAATACATCCCGGTCGTCATCCCCGACGACTTCCGCACGCTGCTCATCAACTGGGACTTGATCGACCCGGCGGCCGACCCGAACACGGGACCGCCCGGCACGCCGCCGAACGTCGAAGGCGGCTACCACGGCGGCTATCCGGGGCCGGATGGCCGCATCGAGGTTCAGCAGGTGTTCGACGTTTCCAGCCCCCATCCCGAGCCCAATCCGCAGGAGTGACCCGTCATGGCCGTCGGCTTCCAGCAAATCCCGCCCTCGATCCGCGTCCCGCTGTTCTATGCCGAGATCTCAAACGCGCTCGCCGGCTACCAGCAGAACCCGCAGCCCGCGCTCATCATCGCCCCCAAGCTCGCCGGCTCGCCGGGCAAGACGCTGACGCCGGTCCTGATGTCCTCGTTCTCCCAGGCGGTGCAGAACTTCGGCGCGGGCTCCATCGCCGCCGACATGGTGGACTACTACCGGCGCGGCGACTCCTTCGGCGAAATGTGGGTCATCGCGTTGGATGACGCCGCCGGCTCGGTGCAGGCGACCGGGCGGCTCTCCGTCTCCGGCTCGCCGATCCAGGGCGGCACGATCCCGCTCTATGTCGGCGGCGACCTGATCCGCATCTCGGCCGCCTCCAACGCGACCCCCGACGTGATCGCGCAGGCCTTAGTGGACGGCATCAACGCCTCGCCGTTCTGCCTCGTGACGGCGAGCCTCACCAGCAAGCAGGTGGGCTGGAGCTACGACGGCACGGACGCCTCCGGTATGACCGTCATGGTCAACACCGCGGTCAACGACACGGTCGATTGGGGCGACGGCAGCGCCGTGCAGGTCGCGACCGGCGCGAGCCTCACCCACAAGTATGCGACCTCCGGCGTCTACACCGCGCACCGCATCAAGGCCGGGCCGCCGCAAACCTCGGTGCTGCTGACCTTCCCGGTGCCGGATGACGGTCTGCCCGAGGCCGCGTCTGACGTCCTGCTGACCGCGGTCGCGTCGGGCGAGCTTGGCAACGAAATCGACGTGCGCTTCGCCTTCCGCGGCCTGCCCGCGGGCGAGTTGATGCCGCCCGGCCTCAACATCGTCGTGACCCCGATGGCGGACGGTGCCGGCGTCCCCGACATCACGCCCGCGCTCGATGCGATGGCGGATGACGAATACGACTTCATCGCCATCCCCTACACGGACGGCGGCAACCTCGATGCGGCCGGCGACGCCATGAACGACATCACGGGCCGCTGGGCGTGGGACCGGCAAATCTACGGGCACGTCTTCGCCGCCAAGATGGGCACGCCGCAGGACCTCGTGACGTTCGGCCAGACACGCAACGACCAGCACGTCTCGGTGCTCGGCTTCGCGCCGTCGCCGACGCCGTCCTGGCGGCGCGCCGCTTCCCTCGCCGCCCAGGCCGCGGTCGGGCTGCGCGCCGATCCCGCGCGCCCGCTACAGACGCTCCCGCTGGTGGATTGCCTGGCTCCGGACCGCACCTCGGCGTTCCGCCTCGGCGACAAGAACACCCTGCTCTACTCGGGCATCGCGACCGAGAAGGCGGTCGCCGGCCAGGTGCAGATTGAGCGGTGCGTGACGACCTACCAAAAGAACGTGTGGGGCCAGCCCGACCCGTCCTATCTGGACGTGACCACGCTCGCGACCCTGCAATACTTCGTCCGCTTCATGCGCGGGCGCATCTTGCAGAAGTTCCCCCGGCACAAGCTCGCCAATGACGGGACCGCGTTCGGGCCAGGCCAGGCCATCGTCACCCCGCGCATCATCCGCGCCGAGCTGATCGCCGCCTACAGCGAGTTGGTCACCGCCGGCATCGTGGAGGACATCGACAGCTACAAGAACCTGATGGTGGTCGAGCGCAACGCCAACGACCCGAACCGGGTGGACGTGCTCGCCTCGCCGGACCTCGTCAACCAGTTGCGCATCCTCGCAGCACTGGTCGCCTTCCGCCTGCAATCCGCGCCGGTCCCGGCGGCAGTGGCGGCCTAACCCCGAACGAGAGGAGAGCCACCCATGTCTGGTTCTATGGCCGGCAACGGAGCGTGCCCCAACGCCGTCGCTGGCGTCGCCTATGTCAAGGTGGACGGGCAGCAGTTCGCGCTGCGCGGCAACCTGCAAATCTCGATCCAGTCATTCGAGCGCGATGGCGTCGCCGGGCTGGACGGCGTGCACGGCTATATCGAGAAGCCGCGGGTGCCGTTCATCCAGGGCGAGTTCTCGGACATCGGCGGGCTCTCGATCCAGCAGCTTGAGCAGATGTGCAACGTCACGGTCACCGCCGAACTCAACAACGGCAAGACCTACCTGCTGCGCAACGCCTGGACCGCCCCGGCAATGGAGTTGAACGCCGCCGAGGGCCAGGTGCAGGTGAAGTGGGAAGGCATGTCGGGTGAGGAGATCATGAACTGATGCCAAGCCCGAAAAAGGTCGTGATGACCATTCCACTGTCGCGCTCCTACGAGGCGCACGGCGAAACTATCAACAAGCTCGAGCTACGCGAGCCGACCGGCGATGACCTGTTCACCTGCGGGATGCCGATGCGGATGGTTGCCAACGAGGCGACCGGGCAGACCGAAATCATCGTCTCCATGCCGGAGATGCTGTCCGTCCTCTCCCGTATCTCGGACGTGCCGCGTGGCGTGTTCAAGCAGATGCCGTCGCACGAGGCGTTCAAGGTCGTCAACGCCGCGCTCCCTTTATTCCTCGCGGGTCCGGAAGAGGCCGGCACGGACCAGTCGAACGCGCCTTCGACCTTGCCTGGTTCTGGCGATGCGACCCCGATCGCTTTCTCGCGCTCGGCCTGAGCGACCTCGACCGCTACGAGGCGCAGACGCGCCGCATCATCGTCGAAATCGACGCGGCTAGGAGGCGTTCGCAGTGAGCGAGAACGTCCAGGTCGCCGCCACTATCAAGGTCGGCGACCAGGCCTCCGCCCCGATCCGGGGCATCACCGCCTCGATGGAGCGGATGAAGGCGACCGCGGTCTCCCTCGCGGCGTCTTTCCGCGCCATCCCTGGCGTGCAGCGGTTGCAGCGGTCATTCGCCGGGCTGGGCGCGTCGCTCGCCAACGTGCGGACCTCGGTCAACTCCGCCATGCGACCGCTGATGGGGCTGGCAGGCCTCGCCGGCACGATCTCCCTCGGCGGCCTCTACAGCGGCTTGCGCGAGTATATCTCGCAGACCGCCGGGCTGCTCGGGGCCAGCAGGGCGGTCGGCACCACGGTTGAGCAACTGTCCGCGCTGGAGATCAGCGCGCACCGCTTCGGCATCGACGCCGATACGCTAGTCTCCGGTTTCACTCGCGCCGGCCGGTCGATGAACGAGGCCGCGTCGGGCAAGAACCGGAACTTCGCCGGCCTGATGCGCGCGATGGGCGTCAGCGTGCGAGGCGCGCACGGCGAGATGCGCAACTTCATCGACATCCTGCCCCAGGTCGCCGACAGGTTCGCCGCTACGCAGAGCGCCAGCACCCGCGGGCGCATCGCGATCGCGCTGTTCGGTCGCGAGATGGGGCCGCGCATGATCCCGCTGCTGGCCCAAGGGCGCGCGGGCCTCGACCGCTTGATGGAGGAGGCGCGCAAGCTCGGCGTCGTCACGCAGCAGCAGGCCGAGGAAGCCAAGGCGTTCCGGGATGCGCAAAAGGACGTGGGCGAAACGTTGGACGCGGTCGGGCGCTCGATCTACGCCACGCTGCTGCCGGCGATAAAGCCGTTCCTCGACATCGTGCGCCAACTGCTGACTGAGAACCGCAAGGACATCATCGACGTGTTCCGCAGCTTCGGCGAGACGCTGAAGGGCATCGACATCAAGGCGTTCGCGCAGGACGTGCTCACCTTCGGCAAGGCGATCCTGGCGATCTTCCGCGCGATGGGCGGCTTCTACTACATCGGCCTGCGCGTCGCCTGGATGCTCGCCGGCCCGTTCGTCAAGGCGATCCTGGCGGTCGGCCAGGCGGTGTTCGGCCTCGCCCGCGGCTTCCTCATCCTGCTCGGCGTCAACCCGATCCTGGCCGGCATCCTCGCCGCGATCATGCTGCTGGCCGCGGCCGCCTACATCATCTACCAGAATTGGGACAAGATCGGTCCCGCGTTCTGGCGCATCTGGGCCTACGTCAAGCAGGCCTTCGATGTCGCCTGGCGCTGGCTGAAGGACTTCCTCGCGAAGTGGACGCCCGAGCCGATCAAGCAGGCCTGGGACGGGCTGACGACCTTCTTCTCGACCCTGTTCGGCAAGATATGGAACGAGGGCTTTGCCTCGGCGCTGACCTACCTCGCGACCTTCATTGCGCAGTTCATCCCCGAACCGATCCGGCAGGCCTGGGACGTGGTCGCCGGCTGGTTCACCGCCGTTTGGGATCAGGTCAAAGCGCCGTTCTGGGCCGCGCTCGATTGGCTCGCGACCTTCGTCGGGCAGTTCATCCCCGAGCCGATCAAGAAGTATTGGGACTTGCTCGCCACCTTCTACTCGACGCTGTTCAGCAAGATTTGGAACGAGGGCTTTGCCGCCGCGCTCGCCTGGCTGCCGACCTTCGTCACTGAGTTCGCGCCCAAGGCGCTGATGGACATCTGGAACAGCCTGCCCGCGTTCTTCACCCGGATATGGGACGGCGTGAAGAAGGCCTTCGCCGACGCCTGGGCCTACATCGAGCCTATCGTTCACGCCGTCGAGGTCGCCGCGGAGAAGATCGTCAGCCTCGGCCGGACCATCGCCAACGTCGTCAGCAACGCGCCGGCACTCGAGGCGGGGCTTGACGCTGGCGGCATCATCCCGCCTCGCGCGGCCCTGCCGGGCGGCGCACCGCCCGCGGCGACCGTGCCGCAGGCCGCGACCGCTGCCGGCGTGCCCGGCATCGTCGGCGCGGCGACCCAGGCGCAGCGGCCGGCGGAGGTGAC